ATAAATTTGTTTTGTCTAATTATTTATTATTTCATCTAGACCTCAATGTGATTAAAAATGCTCAATAATAATTATTTTTCCGGCGGCACCTATGCCACCTGCTCCTGAATTGGCTTGAGCTGATATTCCGCCACCACCGCCACTACCGGCACCACCAGGGAAACCTCCATTTCCGCCAATTCCTCCTGTCGTTCCAGCTTTTGCTCCGCCACCGCCTCCACCACCAGTACCACCACTAACTAAACCTCCGGTCGTAAGAGCAGAACTTCCATTACCACCGTTTAGGGTTCCTGTTTCTATTCCTCCGGACCCACCGGTTATCTTCACAATAGAATTTGCATTTGTAATATTACCGCCGGATCCCCCAGATCTTGCAGTGCCCGTATCTCCGCCACCACCACCGCCCCCTCCAGTAGGTAATATATTACCTACTACTGCTTGTACGCTAGTTGATGAAGCTATAGTTCCACCAGTACCCGTGCTAGCAGCAATCGAAGGAGCAAATTCAGTGAATAAATTACCACCAGAAGAAGCGGAAGTGTTAGTAGTTGTCCCTGCATTTCCAGGATTTCCACCAGCACTTATCAAATTTCCAAATGTTGTATTATTCCCCGATGTTCCAGCATTACCGTTTGTGTTATCTGTGGTTTGTGCTACACCACCATTTGCAGATGCTCCCACTGAATATGATTCGGTATCACCAAAAAAAGAAGCAGGAATCGTATAGTATCCTGCTCCTCCAGAACCTCCTCCTCCCCCACCTGAAGATACTGTAGAAGATCCTTTTCTCCCAGAACCCCCGCCAGCGCCTCCACCCCATAAAAATACTTCAACCCACTGGGTACGAGAGTCCTTGGTCCATGTTCCAGAAGAAGTAAAGGTAGAGACTTTAGTTGAACCATTTATACTATTGCGTAAAACCATATTTACCCCTTTTTAGAAGTGCTCGATGACTATTATTTTACCAGCGGAGCCCGCACCACCAGCTCCTGAATTGGCTTGTGCGGATATTCCACCGCCTCCGCCACCACCAGCACCTCCAGGATTACCTCCATTTCCGCCAGTTCCACCTGTCGTTCCAGCTTTTGCCCCACCCCCGCCTCCGCCAGCAGAACCACCACAAATTAACCCACCACTAGTCACAGAAGGATTTCCATTACCTCCATTTAGCGTGCCTGTTTCTATGCCAGCGGTTCCGCCGGCTACGTAAGTAACACCATTTGAATTAGTAATTGCACCACCAGCTCCTCCAGATCTTGCAGTAACAGTATCGCCCCCGCCTCCACCGCCACCTCCTGTAGGTGAAAAAGTAATTACTGCTGCTGTTGTATCTCCTGCGGTATTTCTTCCAGCACCACCAGGATTAGTTACAACGGAGGAAATAGCATACGAAGTGTTTAATCCTCCACCGACACCATTGATACCTGATGAAGTTCCTCCGCCTTGGCCCGCACCTCCACCAACAGCTATCATATTTCCAAATGTTGTATTACCTCCGGTAGTTCCATTATTACCATTTGTCGCATCTACGGTTTGGGCTACTGCTCCACCAGCGCTAGCTCCAATTGTATAAGACTCTGTGGATCCAAAAAATGAAGAAGGAGCTGCAAAATATCCTGAGCCTCCAGAACCACCACCGCCACCTCCGGAAGATGAAGCGCTAGTTCCTTTTCTTCCGGAAGCTCCACCACCACCTCCGCCCCATAAAAATACTTCTATCCACTTCGTACGAGAGTCCTTTGTCCATGTTCCAGAACTAGAAGTATAAGTTGTGATCTTAATGGAACCGTTTATAGCATTATTTGTGGCCACAAGTACTCCTTATTCGTTAGAAGGACTCTAACGCTCCTTGTAAATTTACAGATAAAATACTTGCTGCTAACCGTGCTTTAGCTTCGTTATAGGCGGCTTCTCTCTCAGCTTTGCTGGTATCATCCTCAGGAGGTTTCATAATAGAAAGAGGTCTTACATAATCCTGTAAGTTTTCCATCCAGATATCTCCCATTGCAGCTTCCTGGGTTTCTTTTACCACGTAACCTGCTGGCGGTTTCCATTGAGTCACTCCATCCCACATAATGACATTGGTAACCACATTATTTTGATCTATGACTGCATATCTACTGCTCATCAATTTCTCCTTTAAAATATTTCAAACACGAGTTTATACGACGGTCAAGTTTCCGACTGAACTTAGAACTCTCCATGTCGTATTGGCAACTACGCAAAGGCACTCTAAAGCATCTCCAGAATCTGTCGAAGCTAGGCTTCCCCCAACTCCAGCAGTTGTTGCCACATTTCCAAATTTAACTGTTTGGGATGCGTTTTGTGCCAATAACCAACCACCTGCACCATTTCCAGCTATTCTGAAAACTGTTCCTTGTGCTGCTGTTGTTGGAAGGGTCAGAGTGCATAAAGAGGCATTATCAGCGATATAGCCGGTATTAACAGCTATTGCTTGAGAAGTGCCTGTGACGTCTACCCAGGAGGTAACACCACCACTGCCACCCGATGAAGCTGCCCATTTAATACCTGAAGTTTGAGAAGAGTCGGCTGTTAAAACAAAATTATCTGTTCCAACAGTCAAAGGGGTAAAAGTACCTACTCCTGTGCCGACAAGGATAACCCCCTTCGCGGTGTAATCTGCAAAACCTATTAAGGTATCTGCTGCTCTATTTGGGAATGTATAAACGCCTGCACCAGCAAATTGGTTGGTGAGAGTGAAATCTCCACTACCATTATGTGTGACAGTTCTTTTGGTGGTACCACCACCAATGCTAAATCCAACCGATAGGTTAGAGATATCTAGGTTGACTGATGAATTGTGAGCCATTTTTCTATCCCTCTTGTTATTTTTTTAAACGAATTTCATGAAAGCTATTCGTTTTTTTTAGAACTCGTCGTTATACGCTTTAATTCAGGTTTGAGTCTGTTAGGTGTCTTCTTTGGGGATTCTAATAGTTTGATTTCTTGGGTGATGTATTCTTGACTTTGAGCAATGAGTTGTATCAGGGAGCTTTCGAGGATAAGAAACCTGTTTCTCATTTCTTCTATAGACTGCTGGAGTGCAAAAATGCGGTTCACTTCAGTTTGTTGCTGGATAAGTAATCGCTTAGGCGCGCAATCTTTGATAATTTTTGGTTGACCCTGCCCATTTTCTTGCCACCAGGACTCCAGATAATTGGGACAATCCTTTTCCGAAGAACATAACTTTGCCTTTACGAAAGGACAATTTTCACCGCATGAAGTGCATTCCATTGAGTTACCTATTTAGTTAAGCTTGTTTTTGGCATAAAATTCCTACTACTGCTAACGGCCTCCAAGAAGCGCCGTGATTGTGTGGTAAACATTGATTGGTATTTACGTCTGTGCCAGCTCCGGCGATTCCTTCCGTTGGAGCTCTTGGACGAGGTGAAGGGTTATCGTTTCGAGTTCCTTTCACGTGAGTAATTTTTGTGTTGTCAGTATCCTTGCCACAGATGATATTGTGAGTATGGTTAGGGATTTGATTGATATTCAAAGTAGCGTCTGACTGTTGCCAAGTTCCTGCTACAGTATTACCTGCAGGGCCATAAAGACCGCCTCGCAAAGCTAAAACACAATCTCCTAAAAAGTTGATAGGTAACCATCCGTCTGGTGCCACGTTTTGATAAAACCAACACAATGTTCCTGCAGGCAAACCCACTTGATCAAATCGAATTTGATAATTATTGGAAGCGCGTCTGACCATAAAGAGATCACTTGCTACTGCTTGCCCAGTAGGCAAGGTAGGAAAAAGAGAAATGTCAATAGAGCGAACTTTATCAACGGTCACCTGTTTATCGGTTAACCCTTGTCTAATGATGGTTGTATCTCCATCATTGGCAATCGAAGCGACTGGCAAACCTGGAATTTGTACTGACATAAGTCTCCTTTACGCTGTTGGGTAGGTTTTTGTTTGGCCCCAAACGAGAATATCGGTAGCTGCTCCACCGTTTACGATTTGGTTCCCTGCTAAGGTCCCAGCCCCAAGAGTCAATGTATTATTTGAAATAACAGTCAAAGTAGGAGCTAATCCTGTTTTTTTTGCTCCAATGGCAAAGATGTAACGAGTGGGATTTGCAATATCGACGGCAGTTAGAGTGATTAAAACGTTGTCATAAGGGAAAAGACCTACCCCATTTCCATCTGTCAAAACAGCTTGTTCTTCTTGCTGTTTTAAGAAAGAAAGCCATCGATAGGTGTATCTGGATAACCAGTTAAACCAATTGCGAGGAGGAAATTCTAAGCGAGCCCAACCTTCCAATTTCTTTTCAGTAGGCGGTTCAAGCACGTTGTTTTGTCCAGATATTGGATCTACGACATCGTTTTCAGCCCATTCTGGTAAGATTGAAGGTTTGAGTACCATTATTAACTCCTTAAGGTGTTGGGGGCTGCGAGCCGTTATACATGATGACTTCGGTTAATTGACCTGCCCCGGTGGTGTCAATTGGAGTTCCAAATTCGGCAAATCCTCCTCCGAAATCTGGATTAGTCACCCTGCCAGCTTGAACAGCCAGAAGATCGCCTGTGTCTATTTCTAAGTTTACTAAATCAAATGGATCAGCTTCGTTAGGTGCGACAAGTAGTAGATCCACGATGGGGTCACCGCTAAATACAAAAGGAAGCGGAACGCCATAAGTTGCAGTAATTGGAGTGTATTGAACGCCCGCTGGACTGACAGATTGAATAGCTGTGACGAGTTGTTCAGGAGGAACTGGAAAAACCAATCCATCGGTAGACATTTGAAAAGCAGCTGGATAATATTCATGATAACGGATCTGATTCGCTTTAGTGAGAAATTGGAGAACGGTAATCACTTCTTCAGGAGTTCCGTTTGCCTTGTTTATAAATATTTGAAATTTCAATCGTTCTCTGTAATCTTCATCGGATTCATCAGGTAAACGAGCGAGTCCAAGAATTTGACCAATCCCATCAAGCTGATCCCCAATCGACGTTTCCAAAGAACGTTCGAATTTCAAATCCTGATCGACGTTGTCTATTTCTTGCATTGAGGTAACAAAGGCACGAATAAGCCTTTGAAAACGGCTATATTCTCCATCGACAAGGCTTTGTTGAAATTGACCCGCTAAAAGGGCAATAGCTCTTTGAACGTGATTGGTTATTCTAACCATGTCAACCTCTCAAACGGCCGTGTAGACCATTTTGTTGATGCCGGCAAAATGGTCTTTATCATACTGTCACCGTTATTCTTGTTAGATCAAAGATAGCAACTTCGTTTTCTGCGATGCTGATATCTGCCGTGCCGAATAGGGGACTATCACCTGGTAAATTTGTGGATGCAATTTGCATCACTCCGCTGGCAATGCCGGGAACATTGAAAATCTGAGCAAGAACACGTTGCAATAGTACGTCTACGCCTATACCTAAGTTAGATCCATATGTATTAATGGCAGCCGCCACTAAATCCTGGCCATTAGGCGGAAACACTTCTTCCGCATATAGAGTTAAGGCAACCGTAACCCAAATGTAGATGGGGGTGGGGCGGCTAAAATTGATGACTTGGAATTCACCTTGTGAGTCGGTGATGGTAAACGCAGTATTTCCGAACGTTTGGATACCTGCTGGTTTCGTGGTCCAGATTTTATTTGCGACGTCAGCATCAGTGCCTCCTTGTACGACAGCTTCAAAACTTTTTGGAAATCTTCCCCCTTTAATAACCGCCGTTGCTTGTGAAGCCCCTCCACTAACGGTAAAGTCATTAGGAATCATAATCACTTCGATAGCGCTAGCCATGTTCATCGTGATCGTTCTATTGGCAGTTCCACCAACGGTTGCCGTTACAACTTCAGGTTGATTTTGAATTAAGGCTGCAATCACGTTCATTGTGGCTAAATGAGAAACAGCAAAGGTGACGGTTGGTAAGGTCGTTCCATTGAGGACAACTACGATTGTGTTGCCTGAGACTAAATCTTGGTTTAATACGATCAAAATAGGTTCTTGAGTCAAATCTCTATTCTCGAAAACGAAAGCAGAAGTGACTCCGGGAACTTGCTGAAGCAATCTAGCTCTAATTGATTCGACGGTTCCAGCACCTAATAATCGTAAGGAATTATTTCGACGAATTCTTAATTCTGCGTCTGTTTCGATAAGACGGCCTGTTAATCCAGCTTTTGGATTATTTATTGATATCCAACCAGAAATAGGAGTTAGGATTTCGGTCAAAGTATTAATAGGGGCGACAATTGGACCAAAATCCTGAGATAAGAAAACAACAGGGGTAGCTTGTGCTGTGATATTTAAATTTGTTCCAACAGCAATGGAAAAAGGGACATCTGTATCATCGGCATTTACGGTAATGGTTCCGTCCATATTATCTATGGCCGTCACAGGTTGAGTGCCTGCATTAATGACGGAGGTCAAAGCTGCCGTTAATAAATTGTTTGATCCAGGAATCTGATAGGTTATGGCATAAGTTGGCTGACTTACTCCGCCTGTAATCACAATTGAATTAATTATGACATTGAATCCAGCATTTGGAATAATAGTTATTATATTACCAGCTGGAGTTCCTACAGAGAAAACCGCTGGAGAGGTGGCAATCATTGCGGCAATGGCTGCGTTTGTGAGTGCGCTATTTGTAGTGAAAGGGACTGCGCCTAAGGCCACGCCATTCAAAGTAACTACGATAGAGTTAGAAGCAACGAAGCTTCCTGTGAAAGTGATAACTGGTAATGAATAGCTAAAGGCTTGATTATTGATTAATGCGGTATAAGGTTGAGCTGCCAGTGCAATCACTTGAAGAGTCGCTGCCGCTGCTTGAGTTCGAGTGATAATTGTGTTTTCTCTAGCAAAGAACACGGCTCCAGTATCGGGAATTCTAGCAAGTGCGCCTTGATTTATCAGTGTTCCTTCTAATCCAACACATACGCCAGTTACTCTCGTTTGTTGAGCTGCTAGGCGTGTAATGCCATTAAATTGAACGACGTTATCTAAGCTAATTCCCTCAGCTGAGTTGGGATATTGGCTGAAGTAAACATCTTCCATATTTTCCCACAGATCGGCTAAAACCTTTGAAAATACTCCGATTTGCTGGCCAAATATAGATTGCGGATCTAAGTTGATATCGCCAAATTCTGCGAGCAGCTGATTTTCTAAATCAGTTTGAATATCGACTAATCGTTTAGCTTTAAATCCCTGAGCGGTTAAACCAAATGTCATGTTAGTAATTCCTGCGTTATCGTGATTTGCCCTTGGACAGTGTCCACAGAGAAAGTCACGGAATAAATACGCCGTGTATCGTCAAAATTACTTGAGAAACTGAGAATTTGGTTTACGCCTCGAGTAGAAAGAATCTCTTGTTTGAGAACACTTTCCATTCGAATTTGATTGGGGGATTTGATGAAAAAATCTTGATAATAGGAAACGCCTGCAGTGATATCTAAGAACCATTCTCCCAAAATAAAGCGCAAGCGAATGGCTAGATTTTGAGCGATCTGGTCTTGATCCTCAACGAATTGCAAGTCAAAATCTTGTAAGAGTAAATCGCCAGTTGTTGTGTCTAGCGCTATATCTTTCATGAAGCCTCGTTAACTCAAAAACGTTTCCTAATACGTTTACAGATGGGTATTTGAGTTAATTAAGGCTATTGGATACTTGAGTAATTTTTAAGGGATTGTACCCTTAAGAGCATCTATAGATGCTTTCAATGTGGCGTATGTCGGCACTGTGCCTTGGAATATTGGGTTTCCAACTGCGGTTGTCACCGAGGTTGTCAAAATTCCTAGTATTTTACTGACAATATCGAGAACCTCTGTAGAGGTGTTCCCGATCGCTACTTTACCAGCAGTTTCAATTTGAATGTCACCACTTTCTTTGATTCTTATATTAGAGCTTTTATAAGTTAAAAGCACGTCCGAGTTGTTCTCAGCTAAAGAATTTTCTGTAAAAGGAAAAAGCCCCATGATTGCAATAGCATCGGATAGGTCGAATTTCCTTGGATCGTTGGGTGCTACATTGCCTCCTACTGATTTCCAAAGATCTGTACTCCTTTCAATAAACAAAAGCAAGCAGGTGTCACCTTGAACAACTGGAAAAGTCAAACTAGCACCGCCTGCTTTTGGAAAAATTACTGGGACATTACTTAAAATAGGCAAATCCAATGTAGTCCCATCTAAATAACTCTTTTTCAATGCCGGTTGGACTTCAGCTTTTTGCTTCGTATAGTCATAAGAAACAATGACGCCAGGCAAAGCGGTATGGACATCATAAAGCTGAAATTGAATTGCTTGTCTTAAAGCATCAGTGATCGTTGTCATTCTTCATCACCCTGTGCTATTGTTAAACAATCAAGGAGTCCATCGCGGACTTTTGATAAAGCCCAACCTAATTCTTCTAAGCCATCATCGTTATTTAAATAATGATTTACAAACTGATCCCTTTTATATTGATCGCCCCAGCCACAAAATTCAATATTTAGTAACTGGTCGAGTTTTTCTCTTATTCTTCCTAAATCTTCTAAACGTTCTGCCTTCATACTAAAATCACTTCCATTATTGATCGCCAATTTGGACCAAATAGATCACCTTCGTGTTTAATAGAAAAAACAGCGTAAGGGCCATTAAGTCCGATGCGTTCTGATTTAATATTGAGTCTATCGCCTGGGAGAATATCTGGTCGAAGGGTAGTTTGAACAATGTAACCAGTGCGAGGGCCATCCAAATAAACAGCCGCTCTTTTATCTGTATAACGTTGAGGAATGCCAATCATGCCCGTATCGGCATTAATTTCTATCGCAGGCTTTGAGGTGGTACCATATTGAGGAATGATTTGAAGCTTTCCATTTTGGACGCTCCATCTTAAACCAAGTCTTAAAACTGCTTTGTCTAGGGCATTTTTACCCATTCCAGCATATTCAAATCCTTGCTCATAAACAACGTTGTCAGTAGCAGTAAACTCAGAAATAGATAGCCCAAGTTGATCGGCGATTGTCTGGACAACCTGACGCACTGGGACCTTTTCCTTGAAGCTAACGGTAATAGACTTCTGATTAAGAACTCTTTCTCCATCTCCACAATCAAGGGTAGTGACGATTTCTGGCT